ATGGCATTGACCATACGTGAGGCCGTCCGCGAGGATGCCGCGACGCTGCTCGGTTTCATCCGCGAGCTGGCGATCTACGAAAAGGCAGAGCATGAGGTCGCGGCCACCGTCGAGACGATCGAAAGCTCCATTTTCGGCGAGGGGTCCGTGACCAGGGCACTGGTCTGCGAGCAGGACGGGATACCTGTCGGCATGGCGATCTGGTTCTTCAGCTATTCGACCTGGCAGGCGAGAAACGGGCTTTACCTCGAAGACCTGTATGTGACGCCGGCGGCGCGCGGGCTCGGCGCCGGCAAGGCGATGCTGAAGCGGCTGGCGCAGATCGCCGTCGAGAACGGTTGCGGCCGGTTCGAATGGAGCGTGCTCGACTGGAACGAACCGGCGATCCGGGTTTACAAGGCGATCGGCGCCGAACCGATGAACGAATGGATCCGTTATCGGCTTTCAGGCGAGACGCTGAAAAGCTTTGCCGAGGGCTGATAGGGCAGGCGAGGTTGACTGAGGAATGTGATTTGCCATGGCTCATGGCGTTCGCCCAACTCTGCCGGGGCCACCGGCGCACGTTGCGGAGCTTTCCGTCGCCGTGATCAACAGCGTTACTCGCATGGGATGGAATTTCCCGGGTACGACAGGCCCCGGTAGGGCCGTTTACTAGCGCTGGCATTCGTCCAGCGCCGGGATAGCTCTCAATAAAAATGGTCTTCTCGAGACTGATTGCGAAATCTTCCATTCTCGCTGGAGGAGAGCGTACCTATCTAATTCCCTCACGTCAGACCGCAGGAGATTTAAATGACTGCCGAATTCGGCCCGTACATACAGATGCGCAAGCTCGCTCAGCAGATGGCCATCCAGTATCAGAAGGACAGCGACCTCGACCTGGTGCCTCTTCTTGCTCATTTCATGGATGAGGTCGAAGTGAATGTCGCTTCCGATCGCTTCGATCATTCGGGGTTCATGGAAAAGATCCGCGCGCCCCTGACGGTTGATGCTGAGGTGACATTAGACCAGCGCCGCAAGGAATTCCTAAAGGCCGTCGCGGACGCGCTACAGGAGCGCATCCAAAACGAAGCGGAAGCGGCCACCCTTCCAGCGTCATAAGCCGCTGCCTCTCGGTTTCTTCCGGCTCGGTCAGGCCGCTGGCCGCCGGAGTTCATCCGAAGATCGCCAGCGAGCGCCTGGGGCCACTCGGCGATCGGCATCACGCTGGACCTTTATTCGCATGTGATGCCGGGCATGCAGGCGAATGCGGCCGAGCACGTTGACGCTGCGGTCAAAGCTGCTAAAAAGCCAGCCATCGAGTGATTGGGTCGCAATCGGCAGCAACTGCCGCTTTCGAGAATTCAACAAAAAGTGGATTTCTTAACCTTTTCAATCAGATGGAAGAGTGTCCGAGTGGTTTAAGGAACCGGTCTTGAAAACCGGCGTGCGGGAAACCGTACCGTGGGTTCGAATCCCACCTCTTCCGCCAAGCCCCCCTTGCATGGGCTCGCATAGCCTCGCTTTTCCCCTTGTAAGATCGGTCATTTGCGTGCCAGTTATGTGCATGCTTTCGCATTTGATTGCACCGGTGCCCACGCGTTTGCGGGCACAAATGCGGGCATCGGGACGCGAAAATGTGGGCATGAGAACACGGGGCATGCATGGCGGGGCTAACAGATCTGCAGGTACGCAAGGCGAAAGCCGAAGAAAAACCATACCGAATCGCTGATGAAAAAGGCCTCTTTCTTTTCGTGACGCCCGCCGGAGCCAAACTTTGGCGTTACCGATTTCGGTTCAACGGAAAAGAACAAACCTTGTCGCTTGGTGCCTATCCGGATGTCACACTGAACGATGCCCGCAAAGCTCGTGAAGGTGCCCGCTTGGTGCTGAAGTCCGGTCGCGACCCGGGCATGGTAAAAAAGATCGAAAAGCTCGTCGGTCAGCAGCGAACCGCGGAAACGTTCGAAGCCATTGCCCGCGAGTGGCACGAGCTCCAGCAGCCGCAATGGGCAGAGGTTCATGCTTCGGACGTGCTGACGTCGCTGGAGCGGGACGTCTTCCCTTCGGTCGGGCACCTCCCAATCCGTGAAATTGATGAGGCGCTTGTCCTGGCGACTTTACGCATCGTCGAGCGGCGCGGCGCGAAAGAGACGGCCCGGCGGCTCCGGCAACGGATGTCGGCAGTGTTTGTTTATGCCATCGCGTCTCGTCGAGCCTCATCAGATCCAGCTGCGATCGTAAAGGGTGCAATGGCGCCCCTGCAGAAGGGGCGGCAGCCTGCCGTTACGTCTCTCGACGCCGCGCGGGAGATGCTTCGGAAGATCGAAGGCACGCCGGCGCACCCTGTTACAAAGCTGGCTCTCCGCCTCTTGGCGTTAACCGCCGCTCGGCCAGGCCCGCTAGCCTGCACGCCATGGGCGGAGTTCGACGAGGTTGATCCGGACGATCCGGTTTGGACCATCCCGGCCGCTCGGATGAAGCTCAAAAAGCAGTTCAAGGACGACGAGGCGAGGGATCACCTGATTCCTCTTTCGAAGCAGGCGATGGAGGTTGTCACGACGCTGCGGGATTTGACCGGCAAGGGCCCCTTCGTGTTCCCGAACCAGAGGCATGCCCACCGGCCGATGTCGGAGAACGCCATGGGCTACCTGATCAACCGGGCAGGTTATTTTCAGCGCCACGTCCCGCACGGCTTCCGATCGACGTTCAGCACGGTGATGAACGAGCAGTTCCCGGGTGACCGAGCGGTGATTGATTTTATGCTCGCCCACGTTCCCAAGGATAAGATCGAGGCCGCGTATAACCGTGGGCTCTATCTCGCTCGCCGGAAGGAGCTAGCGCAGGAATGGGCGGACCTCATATTGAAGGACGCGCCCTCCGCGGCCGAGCTCCTGCTCGGACCTCGTAAAATTCTTAACCCTGCAAACTACCAGAAGCAGCGAGCTGCCTAGCTGGACACTGTTCTTCCACCGTTCCTATTCGTTTCCCTGTTGATCTACTTCGGCTTACAGAAATTTATCGACGAGGCGTAAATACTAGCGTCAGCCAATAGTTGCAGAGCTACGCTCCGCGCAATAAAATGACGCACTTCATCGGATTTCGGACCAATCATGTTGAGCGGCCCCGATTAAGAGCCAGCGGAGGAGAGATGGAGGAGGGGCTGACAGAAAAAGATCGCGAGGGCCAGATGTCGGGCAAAGACGTTGTTTTGGTAGACATCGGAACTCTCTTGCGCCCAGAGATATTGTCGTCGGTCAAGCCGCATAGGTTGCTAATATTTCAGGAGACCATTGATGAAGCCGAATTTTCGATCTTTTTCTGGGGGTCCGGCAAGAAGCTGAGCGCTTTAGTAAACGCTCTCGTCGAGAAGGGCGCGCACGTCATCCCCAGGTCCGAGCCCAAATGGCTTGACCCCGTCGCACGGTTTATGTGGCCTGGGACGTTGGCGCGCGTGGCGGCGATGAACTATATCAAAACTCAAAAACACTCCGGGGTTCGTCTGTTTTTGGCAAAAACGGGCCCTGTCGGAGCTCCTACAAGAAGCCGCCGAAATCCAAACTATCATGGTGTAGCTGTCGCCGATTTGGCCTCAGGGCCCCGTGATCCCGAAATAATGAAATTGGCCAACGCGTATGCTAAGCATATCAGGGATAGCCTACCGATATTTGTGCTCAAGGCCATTTTTTACTACTTTTTTGCTGGAATTGTCGTTGGTTTAACGCTGATTTTTTTCGACGATTACGCCCGGGCAGGAGTTCCGGTTGACCCGTGGGTGGCAGTTCTAGCAGCGTTGGCGGCAGGGACTACGTTGTTTCTGTGGCGCGAGCGACTGAAACTGTCCTACGGCATATTGGAGATTGTAATCGGCATCCTCACTTCATATCACCTCTTCGCAACTTCGAAGCTTCATGAAGGCGACATCAGCGATATTGCCTATCTACAATTGGCAGCGGGTTTATACATTATGGTTAGGGGGTTCGATAACGTTGGAAAAGGGCTGATCGGGACGCCGATCGAGCAGCCGTGGCGACGTTTTTTCGAGGGGCCACCGCGAAAAACTGATCAGGATGATTGAGATTTGTCTATCGCTGGCCGCGCCCAGTCGATCAAAGGGGTGGAATATCCGAGCATCAAAGGATGTTTCGGATCGCCACCTCCGGTCAGACCGAAGATCTTAACCGGTTTGCCCGACGCGAAAATCCGGTCCCGCATGAAATCCAGCCGCGGCCGGAGCCGAGGCGGCAGCTTCAGCCGGCTCCCCCAGCAGGGGACGAGTAGGTCGGCCTCTGCGATTATCTCTTCGATATAGGTGTCATTGAGCGGGCCAATGGGGTCGGATACCCGCGCCAGCATTCTGACATCCTTCGCGCGGTACGCACAGGCATTGCCGACAATGTAGCGGGCGCCGCCATTGCGCAGAGTGAAGCCGTTCCATTTAATGACGGTGTGATCGTCCTCTTCACCGTTGGCGGTCGCGCCGTTGACGCCGAAGTAGGCGATAATAATGCCGACTTCCGAGAGGATGCGATCGAGGCGCCACCGGTAGAGGGTGCAATCGGAGATGACGGCCGAGCCGCGGTAGAGAAGGTCGCTCATTGCACGGTCCCCGCCACCGGAGAGGTAGTGCGCGGTTTAAAGAACCCGTCCGCCGCGATGGTCGCGCAGCCGAGACTGTTAGCCAGGCTCATTATGCCTTCAGAGGAGGGCTTGCCGGAATGGACCGAAAACAGGTGAGCCGCTGCCGTCAGAAGCATCATGATCCCCTCAGCCGGATCTTGCCCGGTTACCTCGCAGATCGAGCGGGTGACGGCTTCGATCGCTAGCACTCGTTCTCGCGGATCGGCCGAAACCTTCCCGTTGATAGTGATTTTCATTCAGCGCGCCTCCGTTATGCGGATCGCCGCGGCTACAGCCTGGCAGATCTCAGGTTCAAGATTGAAAAATCCAAGCTAACCGCGGCAGGGGATCAGCGGCAGGGGGAAGGCATCGCGGAGAACAAAGCCGAACCTTCCGAAGAACCACCGGCTATCCATCTCACTGACGCAATCGACGATACGGGCCATGCCGACCACTCCGCCTCGAGGCATCGCCATCTCGCGCGCGTCGTCCTTGTCGATCTCGGATTTCGACACGCCGGCATGCACCATAAACCAGCCGCGGCCTTTGGTCGGCCAATCGCGGTTTTCAACGTCTTTGCCGTCGTGGAAGATGTGATGGGGGTAGGGCTGCTTGATGCTGAGAGACTTGATCTCGCCGGCCGCAACGCGATCGGCGAGGGCGAGGAGGTCAATCATGGCCCACCTCCCTCGTCTGGGGCGCTGGGGAACAGGTCGAAGCGAATAAATTCAGCGCTGAATCGACGGCCTTGCGTAAGGCGAGAGCCGAATAACGGTAGTCAACCGGCGTTCTGGCCAAGCAGTTGAACCCGTTGGTGCCGTGGGCTACGGTTAAGAGGGGGAAAAATGTATGAAAAGCCAAAATCCGTTCGTCGTCGCAACGCTGACGTTCCTCATCTTCGCGGCATTTTTTTTCGTTGTTCGGTTTTGGTCGGGTCTGCCGGCGGATATACAAAATTTTCTGTGCAAGCCAGAAGATTGCACCGTGCAGGGATGGGCCTCCGCCTCTGCCGGTTGGGTAGGTTTCATCGCCGCTCTTATCGGGGCATGGCTTGTGTTTGGGCAGTTGAAAGAACAACAGAAGCAAACTGCATTTTTGACTGGCGATGGAACTCCTACCCTTGAAAGCGTCAGGGCGGGGCAGGCTGAAACATCTGGCCGATTGAGGGTTATCAATTGGAACCGGCGCACGCTTGTCTTCCGGTCGTTTGATCTCTCCAGTGAAAAGTCTCTCCCTGGGTTGAAAGCAGTCCGGTTTCTTGGGAATGTCGATGGGGCCGTACTTGATTGGACAATTCCGGTAACTAGCGGCCGCCTTGAGATGAGCCCAGCGCTCCACGGCTGGATCGACCGCAATAAGCCGCCCATTTTTTATGATCTTGAGCCCATCTTCGCCGAAGATACCCATGAACTCGTGAAAGCTTCTCGACAGATGCGTGCTCGCGTGACCGTCACGGTACGTTTTCCAGGGACGAATGGGGAGAGTCTGCTCTCGATTGAGCCGACGCTGGCTGAGATATTCAGCAATCGTATCGTTGATGAGATGTACCACACCCACCTCCGAGATAGGTAAGTCCGCCAGATGATTTTCGGGTGGTAGGGGAACAGATTTCTCCGGTCCTTGTTGAGGAAGGGTCTGCTTCGGCGGGCCCTTCTTTTTTGTTTGCGGCGCTGCTGGCAGGGTCACTGGGGAACCATTCAACTTCTGGCAGGTTCGCTTTTCGACACCCACGGAGGCCTTGATGATGGCTGAGAAGCAAGACCCGACGAGCGACGAGGTTCGCACGAACCCAGATACCGCAGACACCGCACGTGAGGACCTGAAAAAGCAGGCTGAAGAAGGTCTACGGAATGCTGCGAGAAAAATCCCTTCGGATAAGAAGTGAAGCTTGCAGCAATGGGCGTGCGCAGACCTGGTTGCCACCTCTGAATTCGGTGAGGGAGAGGGTACCCGAGGTGTTCCCTCGGCCAAGTCCGGATAGACCGTTAGGTAAATTCCGGGATCTGACGGAACTATTCCACTTGCGTGCTGTTGACCGCACGAAGCAGGCGACTGGTCCTCTGTCTGCTTTTGTCAGGAGGGGTCCGCGCTGCGGACCCTTTTCCATTATGCCGGGCTCAAATTTCTTATTTTGGCCGAGGTGGACCCCCGCAAGGGGAACCGATGTGGATGTCGTTTCTTCCCCGGGTTGACGTTTCCCATACATCAGGTTCAGTGGGTTACCGGTCTCCCGCTCATGTCGGCGGCCGAGCTCCATGTCGAGGCTCATGTGGATGCAACCGGTGCTGTCCTGGTACCACCAGCCAATCGGCTCTGAATCAGTCATGGGTGGGCTCCATGTGGGCGAGAGGATTAGGGAAGTCGCTGGCGAGCGGGCCCGCGAAGACAAACCACTGGTCGCCTGGCGCTGCGTCGTTACCAAACGTGTCTTTGTGGATCTTCGGATCAAAACGCTCCTCGGCGATCAGGCCGTGCTTCAGCGCCATCTCCTGAATGTCGCCGCCATCGAGCGAACCGCCTTCAAAGGCGACATGGATCACTTCCTTGGCGAACTCGACGAGCTTGGTTTTGCCGTCAGACAATGCTGTTCTCCTTCTTTGAGTTCATGAAATGCCGCAACACGGCGTTCATTCGGGTTTGCCAGCCGGGCCCGCCGTCGCGAAAGAACTCGACGACCTCTTCGTCCAGGCGGAGCGATATGGGCTTTTTCGGCTTGGCAACGGGCTCCTTGAAATCCGCCCAGCCTGGTGGATCGGCTTCAAACAATGCCGTTCTCCTTCAAGAAGTCCTCGATGCCGATCGGCGCCTCGGAGGCGGTGAAATAGTGGATGATGGAAAGGTCGAGCGCTTCCCACGCCCGATCGAAGCGGGTCGCGATGCGGCCCCACTGCTCTTCACGTTCTTGGCGCCGGTAAGCCGTCTTGTTGTGGATCCGGCCAAGGCGGCGATCACGGGATTTCAGCGTCTTCCACCGCCGCCGGAATTCCGCCGGCATGGCCTTCCAGCACTTGCCGCAGATGATGTTCGACGAATTGGGATACTTTTCCTGCGCGGCGGTGCGGCGGCAGTTGGGGTTGAGGCAGGGAATGCGGGCGTTCATTGGGCCTTCGTCTCCGCGGCGAACTTCTCAAAAGCTTCCCGATCGCCGCCGTAGCAGGTGAATTCGGGCTTCACCGGTCCGATGAACCCATTTCGGCCGCGGCCGTGAGGCTGGCGGCGCTCGAGATGGGCCGGGCCAATTTGCTGACCCGGGAAGTTGAACGCGACGCTAACTTCTTGCCAGTGCCACCCGCCGCGATCGCCACGGATGACATAGGCGTGATTTCCGCCGTACCTGCCGTCGGCCACAGGGAAGTCGACATCGCCAAAGCGGGCCCGAATGATGGCTTTGAAACAGGCTATCGCCTCCTCTGCCGCGGCTCGCTCGGCCGTGAGGTATTTCATGTGACGCCATTTGCAGCGGGCGCAGCAGAACACCCAGCTGTTCTGGGAGCCGCAGACACCGTCAAGATCGAGACGATTTTCGCGGAGCCAGTCCTCGTCGATCTGCGCGCCGCAGCCGTGGCACTCGAAATGCCAGCCGTGGCCGATCATGAGCTTTGCCGGTACCACTCCGGATTCGGCGAGGTGATCCGCCCAAGGGGCGCGGCGGCAACTCATGGAGTGGATATCCCCGTCGCCGTATTCGTTCGCTCCCCACCGCTTTGCGACGATATCGTGTCGCGCGAAGATGATGCCTCCCGTATTTTCGCCACTCTCGGTGACTGCGTAAGCGCGGAGCGGCTTGGTCACGACGTAACCCCCATGGCATGCGCGAGCATCCATCCGGCGGCGGTCAGCCAGATGTAGCCGTTGCCGGCAACGTGGACGAACCCAAGGCCATCGATGTGGCGGCGCTCCGACTGGTCATACCGTTCGTCGAAGAGGCGTTTGTTTGCGGTGGTCGCTGCCCATCCGGCAGACTTCCGAGCCCGCCACGATACATCCGGTGTCTTCGGGCTGCTCGTCCGGCCCTGCGAAAGCAGATGGGCATGCTCTTGGGCGAGGCAGGTGATCAGGATCTGCTCGGGGACGGTAAGGCGAGCCATCTGGCGTTCACGCTCGGTGGCGCCGACACTCGCCAGAGTGTGAGCCTGCTCGGTGGAAACTTTGAGCCTGGCGCCGAGCTCTTTGCCGCTGATCCCATGTTTTAGGCGGAGTTTGTCTGCTTTGATCGCAAGATCCATATCCATCATGCCGCCAACTCCTTCGGGAAAGCCTGAGATACGCTGCCGTTGAGCAGCTTGCCTGACGTCTTCTTGCCTGCGCGATACATGGTGCGGGTGTCGAACCGCACCGACGCGAATGGATTCGGATCAGCATGGAGCTCGACGCGCTCGGCACGCTTGCGGCGCAGCTCGGCAAAGGTCTCGAACGGCGCTTCGCCCTCAGGCAGCCATTCTCCCCACTGCTTGAAAAAGAAGGCGGTGCCGGCGCGCTGGCAGGCCTGCTGCACCTGCGCCACCCAAGCCGGGTGCATCGGCCGGGCATTCTTGCCGCTCTCGCCGCCGACGATGATCCAATCCAGATCGGCCGCCCATTTGCTGATGTCTATCGGTTCGAGCATGGGCTCGATGCTGAGGCCGATCCACGGAATGCCGAGCCGCTTTTTCAGGGCGATAAGCTTCGGGATATCCCGGCTGGCCTCGCGTTGGTTCACGACCGTGATCATCAGGCCGACGTGACGGGGCCAGCCACCATTGCGCCAGGTGTCGAGAACCATCTTCTCGACGTTCCCGATCCGCTTGGTGAGCAGCTGGACCCGAATCCGATCCGCCGCCTCGATTCCGGAGAAGACGGCCATGCGCCAAACGTCTTCCACCTCGTTATCGAAGGTGTCGGACAGGGACTGCATGAAAACGCGGCGCGGCCGGCCGTGCAGGGATTCGAACGCCGGTGCCGAGCTCTGCAGCTTGCGCAGCAACGCGGCCGAACCTTTGATCGGGCGGCGCGCTGCACCTGGTCCCCATTCGCCGGTGCCGCGGAAGGCGTTCCACGTCTCGGCGTAGCAGTTGTCACAGCCCGGCGACACGTTGGTGCAACCCCACCAGAAGTTCACGGTGGCGTCGGTCCATTCGATGGCAGAGATTTCAGCCACGGAAAATCCTCGAATTGATGATGTCGGTGATGATGCCGCGCTGCCCGCTCGGAGCGCGGAGGTAAAACTGGTAGGGGTTGTCGCGGAAGTTTGACCACTCGATGTCTGTCGGCCGCCAGCCCGCAATCACGAGCTCGTCACGGTCGATCGAGCGCATCGCCGCAATGACGTGGCGAAGTTGGTCGGACGTCACGAACATTAAGCCGTCGCATCCTTCCGCCGCTGGACCATGGCGGCGACCTCGTCGAGATCGTCGCTTGTCATGCAGAAGTCCGCCGTCGGCATTCCCGGATGACGGACCAGCACGGTGATTTTCGCGCCGGGTTTGAAGTGGGCGAGGATGGCGTCCATGTGCTCTTGGACGTCTTCGGCACCCATCTGGAGAAGCGCGTTCATCGCCCTTCACCTTCGTCGCTGGAGGCGCGGCCAGAGAGACCGAACCACAGAAGGTAGATGCCGGCGGCGATCTGAAGGGCGATGATCAGGGCGGCGCCCAAGGCGATGTCGGGGATGCTGTAAGTCATGCGGCGACGCCCTTGTCATGGAGCTCGACCTGTTTGGACAGGTCTACGACTGCGACGGAATTCAGAACCCACTCGCCAAGCCGCTGCTGTGGCTCGATCGCAATCACCGTTTCGTCAGCCTCGTAGTGAATTCCAACGAAAACGGCCGCGATCAGGCGATCGGCCGGCACCACATAGAACTCCCGGCCGCCGGTGCCGCGCCGCTGGCTGGCGTTGTGCTGCGCGACCATCTCGGCCGCCGTCAGCATGTCGCGAAGCGATACGCCCGCGAGGCTCGGCAGCACCGGGTTATCGGTGACGCCCATGGCGAGAAACGCCCGGGCGTTGATCCGCTTGCAGATACCGACTGCCTGTTCGAAGGTCATTGCCGGTGCCGGCGCTGGAACTGTCATCCTGATCCCCTCTCGATCCGTTTAGGATGCCGCCCGTTGTTTCCACCGGGCGGTCACCGAAGCGGATCAGTGCGCGGTGCCGAGCTCGGCGACCGTCTTCACCAGAGCGGCCAGTTGGCGGCGGGCGAGGGGATCTTTGATCGATGCGAAGGTGCGGTTGAGCGAGCGGCCCTCGGGGCTGCTGATGAACGCCACCATCTCGTTTTCCGCTGCCGGATCGTCAGAGGCGCCAGGCGCATCGTCGAAGAAATACGAGACAGGGACGGTCAGAAACGTCGCGATTGCCTGAATGCGGCTCGCGCCGACGCGGTTGGTGCCCTTTTCGTATTTCTGGACCTGCTGGAACGTGACGCCGATCTTCTCGGCCAGCGTCGTCTGCGAGACACCGAGCACATTGCGGCGGAGCCGGATGCGGGTGCCGACATGAACGTCCACCGCGCTCGGCTGTTTCGGGGTGGCAACGGTGGATTCGGATACGCGATCAAGCATTAGGATCTCCTTGGTTTGCTTGGGGTAGAACTCAGGCCGCCTCTGGGGCGGGTTTCTGCCGAGGCATCGGCGGAAGCTTCTGGCGGGGGTGAAAGACCGGCCCGCGGGTGTGCTGCGCGTGGAACCGGTACCAGGCGTAGTTCGTCTTGCCCTCGTGCTCGGTGTCGTCGAACCAGCGGATCCGGCCGATGCTGACCACGTCGCTGCACATGGGGATGTACGGCGCGGCGTTGAGGTTGTGCTTGAAATCCGCCTCGAGCAGCAGCCAGGTCGGCGCGATCTCGGAGAAGCGGACAATCATCGGTTCAAGGACTTCCCACGTGTAGGGCGGGTTGGTGATGATCGCGTCGGCAATGGTGCGCGGCAGAACCCGGTCTGTCAGCGCGTCGGTGCCGGTCTGGATGTCGCCGTGATAGATGCACAGCGGGCCAAAGCTCTCGATGTGCCTGATCAGCCGCCCGTCGCCGCAGCAAGGCTCGATGAACGTCCGAATACCCGTCAGATGGGGCACGAGCGGCAGGACCGGGCGATACGGCGTCAGATATTCGTCGTGCGCTCGGCGCTTGAAGGCAGAATACTTTCCCACTCAGAGTGCCCTCTCGCCGTATTGGTCGGCGACAAGGGTGCCAATGACGTGGTCGACATGGCTTTCATCCCACCATTCGCGGCCCTTGGCCGTGGCGATCAGCGCGGAAGCCGATGCCGGGCGATCGTAGGCCAGGTGTAGCGCGAGCCTCGTGGCTGTCATGCTCGGAAACACGACCAGCAGCGCGTCCAGCGCCACATATCGGCACCGCTGTTCGTTTCGTTGCGTTTCCTTCGCTGCCGCGAGGGCGCGCTCGATGATTTCAGGGGAGGGGCGATCGGCGATGGCGAGCGTCATGCGGCCACCCCGTAGATCGTCTCCAGCATGTGGAGCCGGTTGGCGACCAGCATTTCGTCAATCGTCGGCCGCATCGACGAGGGAAGCTCGTCTTCGAACCAGAGGGTCACAACCGCAGAGGCGTCACCTTCATAGGCCGCGGCCAGGACATCGTTGTTGCAGTTGAAATCGCTCGACACGGTTGAGCGACCATCCTGCGTCTCCATGCTCCCACCGCAGAACGAGCAGCAGTCGGGGTAGAACGTCAGTTCCTCGACGTTGCCGCAATTGGTGCAGGTCCAATGCTTCGCGTTCATTTTATGAGATAGCCTGGCGCTGATGGCCTGCGCCATGCCGTCGCCCTCGCGGGGAAAGCGTTCCTGCGCAGCCAGTTCGTAGATATCGGCCTCTTCATGGAGATGATCGGCAGTGGCTTGGTTGTCGCACATGCCGCGCTCCCAACGTGCCTCGGCACGAAGCTCCTGGCTGCACGCTTCAAGCGTATGCCGGTCAGCGCCGAGGGGGACCCGCAATAACAGCCGATCCAGTTCAGCGCGTATTTTCTGTCGAGAAATCCCAGCCATGATGCACCTCACCGGTTCAGCGTGTGGTGACACGTGGCGAAGCTGTGCCGGGAAAGGCAGCCGTCCATGCCGGTATCGATGGATGCAGAAATCCAGCCTAGCGAGACGATGCTCGCCAAGATCATCAGCGGTTTCATGATGTGCTCCGAGTGTGCCCTTACACACAGAGGAAGCTACAAGGAAACTTGTCGAACGTCAACAAGGAAACTTGTAGATGATGGGTCGGGCTGATGACGAGGGGCGATAGTGTCCTAAGGCGAGGCGAAGCGGCCTATTAGACTATGGTATTATGTGCTGGAAACATGAGATCAGGTCTCACTTTTTAGGCGTTGAAGCGACCGAATCCTGAGGGATAGTCGCATTTTCATCATATTCCCCCATTGAGAAGTTCGGATTGCCTGCGGAAATCTGAGGTTGTTAACCTCTCGTTTATTGTATTGCGTAACGGGAGATTAGGCATGGTAAGCCGAAGACAATTTTTGACAATGGCGAATGGTGCAGCGATGGCGCCGCTCGTTGCAGACTTCGCCCCCCACGTGTCGGCCGCTTCGCAGAACCCTCCAATGAAGATCGAAGAGTATTACGCTTTCCTTTGGCTGGAGATGGAAAAAGTCGAAAGGTTGCTCGGGGTTAGCCGGCTCGACGGCAGAACGCTAGAAGCAGGACGGGACGCGGCGGAGCTGCTTTTCAGTGCATCGGATATGCTGCACCGGATCTCGCTCCTAGCGCAGATCTCGCCGGTCTAAAGCCGCGCGATCATCATCTCAACCCGGGCGATCGGACGGAGCGTCGGCCTAAGGGAATGGGGCCGATAAAGTGATTGCGTCGACACGGGTTCCAGCATCGGCGGATCATCGTGAAACCTGCGCACGAAGGCATTCCGATGCTCTTCATCGTAGAACACATAGAACCGCCCGCTCTGCAGATCCGTGTCCTGCATGTTCGCGATCATCGTGGCGCCTGGCTGCACTACTCGATCCAGCGCCTCGTCAACCGCTTGGACCGCGAAGTACACGCCAGGCGGCAGATCGCCGATAGTGACGCTGGTTTCTGTCGTTTGAGAGGAGGGGGCGGAACCGGCTTGCGCCATATGCGCGACCTGGTCCCAGGCGAGGAGAGGGACGCGATCAGCGCTCACCGGGACAGCGGTGTAGCTCGGATCGATCTCCCAGACTTGCCGGCCAAGTGCGGCCGCGATCTCCGGTAGGTTCTTGGTCGACGAGTTCGTTCCGGACTCGAGCTGCGAAATCAACTGCTGCGTCACTTTGGCAAGCTTCGCCAGCCGCGTCTGCGACAGCCCGGCTTCCGTTCGCAGACGTTTTAGATTTTCCGCAATCCCCATGCGCCGCAATTTACCAGTTCGCTTGTGAAGCGATACACAAGTTTCCTTGTTGACATCGTGGTGCCTCCCTACTAGTTTCCTTGTGGAATTGGACGAACCATCCGCTACGGGGACTATCTCTTGCCGCACGCTGCCGCCGCCAACGCCATCGAACCGCCTCACAGGCCGCTCATCCGTCGGGCCGTCAAGATCAAGGGTTCGCAAGCCGCTCTCGCGAGCGAGATGGGTTACAGCCAACAGTTCATCTCCTGGCTGTTGAACGATGCCGAACAAATCACTGCCGAAGTCGCTGCCGCTTGCGACGCCGCCACCGGCGGCGTCGTCTCCAAGCACGATCTCCGTCCCGACCTGTTCGGCCCCCGGGTCACGGTCCAATGAGCGCGTCATCCGTTGCTCCCCATGAATTCTGGCGGCTCTGCCGTCTGAACGCTGGTCGCCAGACCAGCCTTGTCACCATTCCCTCGCCAAGCCCGATCGACCAGCTCCGCAGCTATTTCGCCGATCGGTTCAAACCATCCGCATCTCCGCGGATGGGGCATCAGGCCATGATCGTGTCCCCTGTCCGCATACAGCACTTGATTGCCCTGATTGCCCGCTCTTCTTCGCATGCCCTTCACCGTGAAGGGCTCCAAGCCGGTAGCGACGGCCTTTTCGAAGAAGAACCCCGTGCCTTGGATAAAAGCACGAGGGGCTGGCGTGGCTCTGCCAGAAAAAGACCGCAGGTTTACGGTCAATTTCCCGCACTTCTGTTTGACGTGGCGGGTCTGGTCGATTGGCTGCGCAGCCAGTTTCCGCGCTCGACGCCCCATAACGTCGAAGCGAGAACGGGAATTGCCGCCGCCAGTGTCGAGAACTGGCTTCACCGGCGATCGCAGCCGTCGGTGGAGCATTTCACGCTCCTCATTGCAGTTTTTGGCCCCGCGCTTCTCCAAGCCTGTCTCCGGCAGCCGCCGGGATGGGTCGAGCAGGCCGCCCGGCAGGAACGCAAGCGGGAGATCGATGAGCAGATTGCCAGGCTGATGATGGAGCGGGACGGCTCCTCCGCCAGTCTGGGTATGGGGGAAGCGCAGGCATGAGGACATTCACGTCCGTCAATAACTTCGTGAAGCAGGCAGAAGAGCAGAAGGTGCTGGAAGCCATGGAGGAAGCGCGGAGGCCGGTTCTATCGGTCCCAGAGCTTCTCGAAGGGCTGAAGGCACAGATAACATCAAAGGTGTGGTGGATCGGTACGTACAGTGTTCCCGGTCCAAAGAAGCGCCCCGACTCCGAAATTACGTCGCGCCGGCATGAGTTGGCCGTTCTGGTTCAATCACGCGATCGACTGATTTCGGAGGGCGCCGGTGCCGTCAGACCCCCCACGTGACAAAGCCGGGCCGGCCGTCGTCGCCGCGCCCGAACTCAGGGTCAGCTATCGTGCTGTTACCCGCTATGTGCAGCGTATCCTGAAAATCACCGTTCCCGGTGAGTTCAACGATGAAAAGACCCGCGCCCGGTTTCATTGCCGCGCCGCGGGACTGTCTACCCGCGCTGTTCGCAAGCTGATCTGGACCCCGGGCATTGCCCTGGCGGTCAAGATGGGGATGCCGCGCGCCTGCAACGGCCAGTTCCATGTGGAAATTGAGCCGGTCTCGGGCGTGATCGTCACCGTGACGGAGCCGTGGTCGAGAGAGCACGGCCGGCTGAAGATCCTGTCCAGTCGTGAGCTCGCGCGCGGCGCAAAGAAGATCCACCGAAAGGAAAAACGAAAGCCGAAAGCCCCCGTGCTGAAGGTTTTCGCAGCCGAAGAGGGCTTTGAACATGTTTAGCACAGATAGTCGCGGTGCCGCCGGTGCCGTGAAGGGGGCCGCTCGCGCCGTCGCCCAAGCCGCCGCGGGCCTCGCGCCCATGCCGAAGGACACGCGTCAGACTGAGGCCTTCTCCGATCGCGAGACCGGCGCCGCCGACGCCCATGGAGTTGCACGGGATCAGCTTCGAGCCTTCATCGAACGCATCGAGCGTCTTGAGGAAGAAAAGAAGACGGTGGCCGACGACATCAAGGATGTCTTCGGCGAGGCCAAAGGCATGGGCTACGACACCAAGATCATGAAAAAGGTCATCGCCCTGCGCAAGAAGGACGATCAGGAGCGGATGGAAGAGGATCTGATCCTCGACACCTACCTGCAGGCGCTGGGGATGATCGAGGCCCATGCCCAAGATTGATTCCAACACCTCAGCACCCCAGCCTCATGTCCCGGCAGGCTGGAAACTCGTCCCGATCGACCCGACCGACGCGATGGTCGAAGCCGGGCACATGGCTCGAATGAACATCGCCGGCGGCTACGGCGGCCCCGGAGGATGGCAAGCCATGCTGGACGCGGCGCCACCATCGCCCTCATCACTCTCGACGTGGAAGGAGATCGAATGACGCTCGCGCTATCCCTCCCATCTTTTGAGGTATCGCTTAGCGTGCTCCTCAAGGCGCTTGGCATGGGTCTGTGCTCTCGTCACAGCGTTGTCAATGCGGTTCAAGTCACGAGCGCTCAGGGTGGTTCCGCCGCTGGTTTTCGACGCCGGCGAGGCAATCTGCTGAGCGGCACCCAAAGCCTTTCGGACACTGCGCAAGTAAGTGGCGCCCACAAAAGTGATATTCTCAAACTCATCGAAGTCACGCTCGTCGAAGTTCTCCGCAAGTTTGACAACCATTTTTGCAGTTGCCTGCGTGAGCATGGTGGGGTGTCCTGTGCTCCCGGCACTCGCGTTCATGTTCGCAATGTTAGCCTTGATCCGATCAATTCGCCGTTGTTCGTTGTTCACCCTTCGACGGGTTCTACTCGCAAGTATGAGTTGTTTTTCCATCGCCATCGCGATTGTTTGTTTATGAAATTGATCCGCATCCCGGATTTGCTTTGCAAGCATTCGAACCGTCGGAAGAGCCACGATCACGGCACCCCATCCCGCGAGGGCAGAGATCCTTTCTCTTACGCAGTGTTCTTCAGGTTCCGCCCATGGAAGCCACGACGGCGCGGATGGAGCACACCATGGCTCACCGGAGGTTTTCCACGCCAAAAAAGCAAGGAAAGCCACGATGAGGCCAAAACCAAAGCCTCTCCAATATCGGTCGCCGATGACGGGTGTAGACATCATTACTCCTCCAAGCCTTCTCGATCGGACGCTAAGCGAGTGGTTTGCAGATTCGCAAGCTCTGCGAGAGGAGGCTGCGTGATGGTTTTGATAAAAAGTTCTCAAACTATGTCGGGCGGTGCGCCGCATCTGAACGCGGTGGGTCCGTCAATCCAACATCCGGATCAGCGCGTAAAGCCCACCTCCCAGGATAAGCGCGCCGACCACGATACAGATGATCGCGATGAGAACGAGCCTGATCAAGCAGCCGAGGCAGCCCCGTCCCGCGCGCGAGAAAGGCATAAGGAAGACTGCCCCGACCAGAAAACAGATCACCAGAAAAACCATAAAGGCCTCCCTGCCACATATGAGCGCACCTCAAGTGCTGATGCAGCTTCCAATTATGCGGAGGATGGCCGATGCGGTTAGTGGCGTACCAGGTCTTCAGTGTCAGAAAGAAATTGCTCAGCGAGACGTACGAGTTCGTCGGCATAACGAGCGGACACGACGACGACACCGAAGGCGTCCTCAGCGAAATATCGCGTCCGCGGGACACCGAGGCTAAATCGATTGGAATGGTCTCCAAGAGACTTCAGCTGTGCTTCGAAGGCCTCTTTGATTTGAGCCGCGGGCTGTGGCGCAACAAAATCGATTTCTTCTTCGAACGCACTGAAGACAGGGTTCGACACCGCTTGGAGCAACCCCTCTATCTGTTGCGAAAGGTCCCAGTCACCCCGACCGACCAAGCGGTGGTTAGCGTTGGTCCCGCCCCATACTGCTTCATAATGCGAAGCCATACTGCGAAGCTGTTGGGCTGCCCTGCGCGCGCGGCGGGCCACCGTGCGCGTCCGTTGCAGTTGAACCTTCATAGCATCCCGATGGTGCTTGCTCGCCTGCTCGAATTGTCTCGCAACGTAAGCGAGCGAAGCAAAAGCAGCGAGTACGCCGAGAACCCCGCTCAGCGCAGATACCCACTCGCGCAAACACAGTTCCTCCGGCCTGCAGAAGGTGTCGTAAGCGAACATGCGGATAGCAAGAAAGAAACAGCAGCCAACGCCCACAAGAGCCGCGACTATCCACCCCATCCAGTATCCCAAGCTGTCGTTCCACAATTTCATCGTTTTTCACCCACCATCGCTGGCGGGAGACTATTTCGACAACCGGAAGAGCGCAACGTCACCCCATCGCCCGAGATGAGGGAGGTGGGGCATGACGGCCGCGAGTGACACCATGAGCGCTCGCTTGAACCTGTCCATCTCTTTGATGCTGGGCCGGAACATCCGCGCCACGTTCAAGCACATCAACGCGCGGGTCGTTCGCGAGCTGGACTCTGGGGCGGTGCCTGGCGTTCGGTGCCCCGTCGACCGATTCACGCGAGAGACCATCGAGGGCGCGCAGTGTTGGAGAGATCCACGAGCACGGCGCCACCGGCGAGAGGCGGCGGGGACGGTGGAAATGCCATCGGAAAGGACTGCGTCATGAGCCGCAGAACGATGCCCTATCACCGCCGGTACCATGGTGATGCGCTTGTCGGTTACAGAAAGCTGACGCTGGAAGAGCGCGGCGCCTACCAGACGATCCAGGACCTCATCTACGATGAAGGCGGACCGATCGATAATAATGAACGGTGGCTCGCCGGAGAGCTGAATTGCTCACTCCGCAAGCTGAAAACCGTGCTCGAGGCGCTCTTGACGATGCGTAAGATTTACATCAATGCGCAAGGCAAAATCAGCAATCACCGCGCCGAAGCCGAGTTGGAAAACTCGCTGAAAATCTCCCGAAAACGCGCTGAAGTCGCGTCGAAACTTCGACCAAAAACCGACGACGACAGGAAATTCCGCAATAAGATCAATCAACCGACCCAGCAAATGCAGAGCAATAGCGTTGTAATACCAGAACCAGTACCAGATTATAACAAGATAGGTACGGAGTATGAGGATACGCCGACGCTGCGAGCAGGTTCGGTGTCGAGCATTCCGCCGGTCCCGATCGAGAAGCTGACGGGCAACGTGAGGCTGATTGATGCGCTTGAGGGCAAGGGAGGCGGGCGAGCAGCCATGCACAGCCTTGTCGCGGGCGTTCGGCAGAGAGGGCGTCGCTGATGGCGCCACGCAGTCCGAAGAAGCCACCGGCCAAGGCACCGCCGTCTGCGAAGCCCGAGGAGGTTTTGTCACCCCTAAAGGCGAAACCGGCTGCCAGTCAAAAGGCGGTCAAGAAGGCTAAGCCGTTGCAGGGCAAGGCGAAAGCGGGGAAAACGGGTAAGGCACCCGATCCGGCGATCAAATCACCCGCTCCGGCCGATGCTTTCGACCCGATGGCAGTGGCGCCGGCGAAGAAAACCGCGAGGAAGCCGGCGGCGAAAAAGGCTGCTGCCCCGACGGAAGAGCCGGAAGCGCCGAAGTTTCAGGAGCGGTATTGCGGTCTCGCCTACCTGCTGATCAGAGCCGGCAAGGGCGAGGACGATGTTGCGGCCGCCCTCGACGTCGATCTTGAGACCATCGCGCTCTGGCGCATCGAGCACTGGAAGTTCGATCGGGCTTTCGATGCCGACCAGCGCAGCGGTAGCGGAGGCAGGCCGAGCCCCTACGAGGAGAAGTTCGCGGATCAGGGGAAGCTGCTCGCCAAGCTCGGCGCAACTGACCTTGAGATTTCGCAGTTCTTCGGCGTGGCGCTGCGCACGATCCACCGATGGAAGATCGAGCACCCCGAGTTTCGGGAAGCGCTGGAGATGGGCAAGGACGAGGCCGACAAGAAGGTTGAGGATTCGCTCTACCGTCGCGCCGTCGGTTACACCTTCGATTCTGAGAAAATCGTCGTCGTCGACAAGGAGCTGCAGCGCGTCGAGACGATCGAGCACGTGCCGCCGGACACCAAGGCCGCAATGTTCTGGCTTCAGAACCGCCGGCCAGGCATCTGGCGGGATACCAAACACATCAAACATGATGTAGAACCAGAGAGCGCGCTGGGTTCCTGGCTTAAAGACATCAGCGGTAATTCTTTCCAACCAAAGGACCAAGATGGTCCTGCATCTTCGGACGCTCCGCGAGGCACAGCCTTCGCACCGAGCGACGACGGGCAGGGCTCATCGGATGCTGTATAAACATCTAGCTGGTCTGACGGAGGAAGAGCTTAAAGAAAAGCTCAAGGATCCGCACTGGCGCATCCGGAACCTCTACTACATCCTCGACAAAGACAAGAACACGGTCCTGTTCGTGCCGAACGAGGTGCAGGAACGGCTTCTGCAGAACCTCTGGTACCGGAACATCGTGCCGAAGGCCCGCCAGCGCGGGTTCTCCACCCTGATCCAGCTTATGATCCTCGACGCCTGCCTCTGGAACGAAAACCAGACCGGCGCCATCATCGCGCAGGACCAGGACACCGCCACCAAGATCATGCGCGACAAGATCGAGTTCGCATATGACCGGCTGCCGCCGCCAATCCGCCAGACCATCCCGATCAAGACGGACAACGTGAAGGAGAAGGTGTTTGCCAATGGCTCATCGATCTCCGTCTCCACCTCCGCACGCGGTACCACGCTCAACTGGCTGCACGTCTCCGAGTTTGGCATCATCTGCTACCAGTCGCCGTTGAAGGCCGACGAGATCGTCACCGGCGCGCTGCCGGCTGCAGAGCAGGGCATCATCTTCATCGAGTCGACCGCCAAAGGCCGCGACGGCGCCTACTACAAGATGGTCACCGAGGCGAAGAACAACGCCGATTCCCGCAAGAAGCTGTCGAAGAAGGAATACCGGCTGCACTTCGCGTCGTGGTGGGACGCGGAGGAATACGAGGAAGATCCGGAAAGCACGGTCATCGGCAAGAAGGACCACGACTATTTCGACCGCATGGAGCGGGAGATTGGTCGGCCGCTGTCGGCCCGCAAGCGCGCCTGGTACGTCGCTACCCGCCGCAACACCTTCGCCGATGAAGACGAGAAGATGTGGTCGGAGTATCCGACGACGCTCGAGGAGGCGTTCAAGGTCTCGACCGAAGGCGTCTATCTCGCGAAGCAGTTGGAACGCTGCCGCCTCGACGGCCGCATTTGCCGCGTCCCGTATCAGCCTAGCTACCCGGTGAACACGTTCTGGGACTTGGGCGTCAACGACGATATCGCGATCTGGTTTCATCAGGCCGTCGGTGCCGCCGATCACTTCATCGACTATTTTGAATGCAGCGGCGAGCCTTACAGCTTCATCGTCCGCGAGTTCGACAAGCGCGGCTATGTGTTCGGCCACCACTACCTGCCGCACGACGGCAACCAGCGCCGCCCGGGCGCGGTGATGATCCAGACCCCGAAGGACATGCTGGAAGGCCTTCACCTCAAGAACATCGAGATCGTCGATCGTACGCCCGACCTCGTGAACGTGGGCATCCAGCAGCTGCGCGACGACTTCTCGACCTATTACTTCGACGAGGTGAAGTGCGCCGCCGGCATCATCCACCTCGAAAATTACCGGAAGGCTTGGAACGAGAACATGGGCGTCTGGTCGGACAGCCCGAAGAACAACGGCCACCAGCACGCTGCCGACGCTCTTCGGCAGAAGGCGCAGGCCCGCGATGTGGTTCGGCGCTACGCCGTCCATGGCGGCTCGAACACGCGCCCGAGACGCACCAACAAATCAGGAATGGCAGCATGACGACGATAGCCTATCGAGACGGCATCATGGCGGCGGACAGTGGCGCTTGGATTGGCGGAGCCGCCACGCCTTGGGCGTACAAGTTGGCGATCGGGCCGGACGGCACCCTCTACGGCGTGGCCGGCAATGCAGCGGAAGCCGAGCGCTTCCTTCAGTGGGTCCGCGATGGATGCCATGGCGAGCACCCGAAGGCGGAGCCGCTGCCCGAGCAGTATAGCTCCTACATCGTGCTTGCCGCGCCCGTCGTCGGCCCGATCCGTGTCATCACCGCCCGCGGCGACGAAGTCTACCACGCTCCTTACTTCGCGATCGGCGCCGGTTCCGTCGCTGCCCTCGGCGCCATGTTCGCCAACGCCGACGCCGAAACGGCCATTCAGGCCGCCATCTGCCACGCCAGCGGCGCATGCGGAACCATCCGCACCATCCAACATCCCCACCCGGAGAAAAAGCTGTGACCCCAGATCTTGACCTCAACAGAAGACATTGGACAAAAACGCGAGGCGACATTACCGCTATCGGTACCTGGTTGCGGTTGGATGGGGATTTCCGGCCGTGCATGGTTCTTATTCCGGCGGGCAGGGAATACGACGAGAGGCTGATACCGTGCGTGGTCACTGCTGACCGCGCATGGATATGGTCCGAAGAAATCGGCGATCCCGCGCAATCTGCTCCCATCGCTTTTCAGTTCGCCGAGGTCCTCGGCCTCTCGGTTCATGAGCCTCGCAACGTCATCCGACTAGCGATGTTCATCAACGACATGCTCGGCGATCTTCTCCACATCCCACCGTACCAGGGCGACCGGAAACCCGTCGTGGCCGAGGCAACGCTCTTCGACCACACCCACGGGCGAACCGTCGAAACGGAGATAAGGGATGTTTGACCTCAACGCTGACGACGGCTCTGTTCGCAAGAAGCCATACAAGTCACCGATACCGGATAAGCCGGTACCGGTGCGTCAGGTTGCCGGCAACTCGCTCGACAGCAACAAAATGCTGCGGCTGCATCACCGTCTCCTCGACATCGCCACCCGCGAAATTGATCGCCAGGCGCCCAATCGCCGCGAGCAGGCAATCGACGAGGACATGTACGACAGCATCCAGTGGACCGAGGAGGATGCGCAGACCCTGAAGGAGCGCGGCCAGATCCCGCTTGTCTTCAACGTCACCGCCACCACGATCGATTGGGTTGTCGGCTCCGAAAAGCGCGCTCGCACCGATTTCAAGGTGCTCCCGCGTCGAAAGGAGGATGGAAAGCCGGCTCAGCGCAAGAGCGAGCTCCTGAAATACCTTTCCGACGTCAACCGCGACCCGTTCGAAGTGAGCCGCGCGTTCGAGGATGCTGCAAAGGTCGGCATCGGTTGGATGGAAGACGGCTACCAGGGCGACGACGAGGGCGAGCCGATCTACAGCCGGTATGAGAGCTGGCGAAACATGCTCTGGGACAGCACCGCCATCCGCCTCGATCTGGAAGACGCACGCTACATCTTCCGCTCCAAGTGGGTGGATATCGACGTGGCGTGCGCGATCTTCCCAAAGCGCAAGGCGCTGCTCCGGCGCTCGGTTGACGACGCCGACAATTTCACCATGACGGACGCCTATGGCGATGAAGTCATGGACCAGCACGAGGCTGAGAGCCAGGGCAGGGGCGACAGCGGCCATGTCAGCGACCATGTCACCGGCTATAGGCGGCAACGCCTGCGCATCTTCGAGATGTGGTTCAAGATGCCGGTCACGGTCAACAAGCTGAAGGGCGGGATGTTCTCCGGCGAGATCTATGACGAGTTCTCCCCGGGGCATGAGGATTCGGTGAAAGCCGAAGAAGCCGAAGTCGTCAGCAAGCCGATGATGCGGATGTATGTCGCGCTGTTCACGACGGCCGGGCTGCTGTGGCTATCGCCGTCGCCATACCGGCATAACCGCTTTCCGTTCACACCGATCTGGAACAAGCGCCGTGGCCGTGACGGCATGCCCTACGGCATGGTGCGCAACATCCGCGATATCCAGATCGACATCAACAAGCGCGCCAGCAAGGCCCTACACATCCTGTCGTCGAGCAAGATCATCATGGATGAAGGCGCGGTCGCGGACGTCGATGATCTTGTCGAAGAGGCGGCCCGTCCCGATGCGGTGATCGTCAAAAAGAAGGGCTATGAGCTCAAAATCGACAGCGACCGCGAGCTCTCGCAGTACCACCTCGAACTGATGTCGCGCGACATCCAGATGGTGCAGCAGGTCGGAGGGGTGACGGACGAGAACCTCGGCCGCACAACGAACGCGGTTTCAGGTAAGGCTATCGAGGCCCGCCAGAGCCAAGGCGCATTGGCGACCGCCGGCTTGTTCGACAATCACCGCCTGGCATCTCAGATCCGAGGCGAAAAGAAGCTCTCGATCATGGAGCAGTTCATGACCGAGGAGAAGAAGTTCCGTATCACCAACAGCCGCGGCGCGCCGGAGTATGTCACGGTCAACGATGGCATGCCTGAGAACGACATCGTTCGCACCAAGGCGGACTATGTGATCACCGAAGAGGACTGGCGCGCCAGCGTCCGCCAGGCGCAGGTGTCGGAGCTTATGGAGCTCATCGGCCAGTTGGCGCCGGTCGCGCCACAGGTCGCGCTCGTATCGCTCGATCTCGTAGTCGAGAGCATGGATATCCCGCAGCGCGATGAACTGGTGAAGCGTATCCGCCAGGTCACCGGCATGACGGACCCGGATGCGGACGAGAACGATCCCGAGCAGATCGCCCGCGCGCAAGTGAGTGCGGCACAACAGAAGATGCAGATGGAGACGGCAATGGCCGAGCTCCGGAAGCTGATCGCCGACGCTGCCAAGAGCGAAGCCCAGGCGAAGGAGCTCATGGCCCGCATCTCCAACGTCAACATGCAGACCCAGAAAACCGCAGTCGAGGCAGCCGGGGCCGTCGCGGCGATCCCCGTCGTCGCTGACGTTGCCGACCACATGCTGCACGAGGCTGGATACCAGTCCCGCACCGAGCAGGAAGAGACGCTTGCCGCAGTCGCCCAACAGGCGGCCGCGGAACAGGAACAGGCGCAGCAGCAACCAGCCCAACCGGCGGCTCCCGCGCCGGAGGCAAATCCCCAAGCCCCTCCGGGGCTCGGACAGTAACGAGGAAGCCCAATGGATCCGAAATTTAGTGAAGCAGAATTAGCATTGCTGACCGAGGAGGAGCGCCAAGGCCTTCTCGATGAGGAACTGCAGGACGATGGCGCCGGCGACGAAGACGGCGATGATGACGCTGCTGGCGGCGATACTGCCGGCGGTGACGATGGCGCCGACGCTAGTCATACCGACGAGGATGGTGACGACGACGACGATAGCGGCGCGGCCGATGATGCGGCGGCGAAGGCTGCAACTGATGCCGCCGCGGCTGCCGCTGCCGCCGCTGCCGCGAAGGAGACGCCGGCCGCCACTGAATCGGAGGCCCAGGAGCCGGAAGAGCGAGCGCCCAGGTGGATCGTGCCTGGCGATCTCGACGAGAAGCTTCAGGCGATCGACAGCAAGCGCGAAGAGATCGCCAAGAGGTTCGACGAGGGCGAGCTCACTGCCGAAGAGCTGCGCGCGCAGCTGAAACCGCTAGACACTGAGTACAGAACGATCGAGCGGCAACAGATCAAGGCCGAGGTCGCGCGCGAGACCGCCCTGGAGACTTGGCATGACGACGTTTCCAGCTTCATCGGTCAGCATCAGCAGTACAAGTCGCCGGTGCTGGCGAGCATGCTCGATGCCGAGGTGCGCAAGCTTCAGGTCGAAGCGGTCAACCCGCTCAATCCGAAGCTGCTTGAGAAGGCACACGCCAACATTGCCGAGCAGGTGAAGGCAGCGTTCGGCATAGAGACGCCGAATCCGAAGCCCGCTCCGGACCCGGGCAAGAAGACGGGAGGCAAAGCCGCGGATGCCGCAGCGAAGCCCGCCGCCAAGGCCCGCCCGGACCTGCCTCCCAACCTCGGCAACGTTCCGGCCGCCGATATAACCGATGCCGACGACGGCGGCGAGTTCGCCCACCTCGACCGGTTGGCGGCCAAAGACTCGGTATCGTTCGAACGCGAGCTGGCGAAAATGTCGCCGGATGCGCGCGACCGCTACCTGGCGCAGTGA